AAAATTACACTTTTAAGCCATTTTTATTCAAAAGTAATATAATTACCTTATCTGATACAAAATAATGCCTTAAAATTCATTTTAGGCATTTTCAGGTTCTCAAATTGTCAAAGAACTTTACCTAAAACACCCTCTACTATTCCACTTGTTTGACCTCAAATCCTTCCTTTATTAACCAGTTTTTAACTTCCAATTCTTTTCTTGCTTGATTGATAATTCTTGACATACTATTACATTTGCCAGACCAGAAATAGGTGTTTGTTAAAAATATGCCAGGCAAATCCTCTTTCTTATATCCAAAAAGTTTATATAGACTTTTAACATTACTTCTTTTGTCGTCTATAAACACTCTAAAATGTTTATAGACGTTGTTAAAAGTTTCTCTGTAATCAAATGCAACTTTTACCTTCTTTCCGTCCACTTTTTTAATCCCTTCTATCATCTCAACCCCCTTTGTTATATTTCTGTTTGTTATGCCTTCTTTCCTTTCTTTCTTTTGCTTCTACTTGTATTATACCCATTTTTTGCCTGTAATATATACTTGCTTATGCTTGACTTCCTGAATGCTTGTCATTCATAGCCTGAATGATTTTATGATTTTGGGTAGTTTCTCCTCTCACAAAAAAATATATTCAAGAGAGTAGTTTAAGAATGGGTATTTAATTTTTTCTTGGGATCAAGGAGAAAAGAATGAGAAGAGAATGGAGAAAGAAACAGGAGGACTTGACAAAATAAAAAAATGTGGTATAAGAGATAAAGGGAGGTGGGATAGATGAAGAGTGAAAATAGAAGGCAGATAGAGATGGAGGATTGGGCAGAAGATTTTTTCAAGAAGACAGGAAAGACGGTGTATGATTTAATACAAGAAGGAAAGACGGTATATGAGATACAGATGGAGTTCAAGAAGGTAGGGTTAAGGAGACCTCCGAGAAGGTGTGTATTAGGATACAAGGAGCAATTGAAAGATCCCAGCAAGATGTTCAAGAAGCTTGATTTTGAATTCAGGGAATTTGTCAGAAGCAAGCTTGGAGGAGCAATGGTAGGTGAGAATGTGATTTTGAATGCCATATTGACAGTGGGATATAATTCACTTATGAAGAAGATGGATGTGAGTGTGAATGAATTGATAAAGGCGATAGATTTGAAGTTAAAGATGAACAATGCCACAAGCAATCCAGAGGAAATAGAGAAGCAGTTAGAAGAAATTCTAAAAGAAGGAAAGAACAATTGATAAATGATGAAAAGAAGCGGTTATTATTTGAGAAGATAAAATACAGACCTATTCCAAAAGCCGAAGGAGTTCATAATACTGATAAGCAGGTAATCCTGATAATAGCACCAAGCCGTTCAAGCAAGAGTTCTGTATGTGTAGCAGAGGCGTTAAATGTCTTTCTTCAAAAGAAGAAAAACATATGGGTAGTAGCACCAAGTTATGATTTGACTGAACGGTTCATATTTGGAGCATCGCAGGTTAAAGGTGTATTAAATTATTGTTTAGAATTCTTTCCATTTTTAATTCCAAACAAGAACTACCAACGAAAGAAAGATCATATTCTTGAAAATGCGTTATTTTCCACGATAAAAGGAAAGAGTGTAAGGTATCCTGATAGTTTTGTTGCTGAACCTGTTGATTTAATCATTCTTGAAGATGCTGTATTTTTCCCACCTGATTTTTATGAGAAGTATATTCGTCCAAGAATATTGGATACAAAAGGCAGAATAATCATAAACTCTGTTCCTTCATTAAAGACAAGTTCTTGGCTAAACACAATTGCAAAGAAGGAGGATATTTTCTTTGCCAATTGGAGTTTGAAGGATAATATCTATCTTGATAAAACAGAGATAGAGAACTTTGAGAGGGATTGTCCTTCATATTTAAGAAGGGCATATATAGAAGGATTATTGCCAGTTTCAGATACATCTGTATTTGGTGATATAAACAAAAGTGCATATGGAAACTTTACACCATATATTGAAGGACACTATTATCAAGCAGGATTAGATATAGGAATGGTTCACGATAGAACAGTATTAAGCATATCAGATTTAACAGATTGGCGATTAGCATTTGTAGATATATTTCCAGAGAGGTTTTTTGAAACAAAATCAGTAGAAACACGGTTGATAAACAGTTTGAGAAAATACAATTTCCCAAATACAAATGTTGATATAAGTGGAATTGGTGAAAAGTTCAGTGATATGTTATCTAAATACTCTTTTTTCAATCCCATAAGTATGTATAATCAAAAGGTAAGAACAAGTTTAATAGATGGATTAGCATTAGCATTTCACAGAGGGTTTACAATTCCATACATCAAAGATTTGATAGATGAGTTGACATCTATTGACATTGTTTTAAAACCGGGTTATCGTAAATATATATCTAACATCAGAGATGATACTGTAATAAGTTTAGCACTATCAATAATGGGTTGGACAGATAAGGTAATAAAAGAAAAAAATACAGAGGAAGATGATACAAAGATACAAGAAATTGTCAGTGAAGAAAGGGACACAGAAGAAAACAGAGATAATATATTTGATGAACCCATTAACATCTTTTAACCAGGAGACACATTGAACTTCACATTTAGAAGAAACAGGTCAGCAGACGAATCTTATAATACCTCCTTCCAAGAAGCAATGAAAAACTCATTTGAAGCAGGAGAACTTGGGACATTAAATAGTTATGAATATGAAGAGTTTGATAAGGTAGTCAAGAAGAAGGGTTATAAGATTTATATGGATTTGAAGTATGATGAACAGGTTAAATTCTGTTTATTAGTCAAGAAGTTTTTAATCTTATCATCTGGCTGGGAAATACAATCGGTTGAAGGCGGAGAAGAACAAAAAGAATTTATAGAAGAAAACCTATCATTAAACAATCTGAACAAATCATTTTCTACAATCCTTCTTGATTTGCTATCAGCACTTGATTATGGATTTGTGTGTGCTGAAAAAATATGGAAAAAGGAGAATGATAGAATTTATCTTAAAGATATAAAGACGAAGTTCCCGTGGAATGTAGATTTTGAATATGATGATTATGGAAACCTAACAAAGTTATTAGTCAATTATGAAGAAATGCCAATACATAAATTTATCATATACTCATTTATGGAGCAATTTGGAAACAAGAAGGGAGAAAGTGATTTGAAGGCATCGTTCAATGCGTGCTGGTTCAAGGATAATGTATGGCATTTTTGGTCAAGACATCTTGAAAGATTTGGTTCACCAGTAGTCAAAGGACACGCCCCGCAGTCAGCATCACCAGAAGAGCGAAGCAAGTTTTTTAGCATACTCAATAGGTTGACACATATTACAGGTGTATTGCTTCCAAGAAGTAAAAACACAAAAGAAGAATTTGATTTTGAGTTTGTAGAGAGCAAGCGAGAAGGTGGAGACCAATTTGTAAAGGCAATGGAAAATGCTGATACAAGAATTGCAAGATCATTGATGTTGCCACAGTTATTTGGAACAACAGGTTCAACATTTGGTTCATATGCTCTTGGCTCATTGCAGTTTAAGGTTGTGTATGAATTTCTAACATTCATAGCCAACAATTTTGCAGAAGAAGTGGTTCAACGACAAATAATAAAACAACTGATAGATTATAATTTTTCAGATAGAAAATATCCTATATTTAAGTTCAAACCTTTGAGTGAAGAACTGGTAAAAGATGCTGTTGATAAAGCACAAAACGAATTGTATAAAAATAGAAAGGATAAAAAATGAGAATTTTATTAACAACACTCGGAGGGTATGGAGATAGTTTAATGCTATCTATGTATGCTAAAAGAATAAAAGAATTGTATCCTGACAGTATTCTTGATGTAGCAGGAAGAAAGGATACAATACATATATTAAAACACAATAAAAACATAGATGGAATATTATTTAGGTATAGTTTTAATGAAATACCTGTTTTAAGTAATAAATATGATGCAATAATAGATAGTAGATATGGAGTTAAAACATTTTATCTTAAAGAGCCATTTAATTTTGATTTAAGTTATGATGAGATATTAGCCAGACAAAAAGAAACAGAATTAGACCTTTGGGTTTGTGATATTATTCAATATAGAGCAAAACTGTGGGTTCAAAATCTACAAATGTTGTATGATACTAACTATTTTGGTGATAAAGAAACAGTTAATTGGTATCATATAATTTCTTATTTATCTGGGATAAATTTTACTCCTAATGATTTATATATTCATCAGGAAGGAATGACACTTCCTTTTGAAAAAGGAAATTATATTGCCGTGTCTAATATGAATGATAACAGAGGATATTCTAAAATTTATCCGCCTGTTCATTTAAATAAGGTTATCTCTGCTTTTCCTAATGAAAATTTCATAATTCTTGGTTCACATAAAAATCATTTAATCGCTGGAAAGGAAAATATAGTTAATTTGGAAAATAAATTAAATATATTTCAAACTGCATATGTAATAGCAAACTCAAAATTCTTATTATCAGAGGAAGGTGGATTGGTTCATATAGCAAAAGCAGTTAAAAAGAAATCAATTGTGTTGTTTGGTTCAACTCAAAAATGGTTGTTTGGATATAAAGATAATATAAATTTAACAGGAGATTACAATGATTGCTTGTATTGTCATAATCAGCATCCTTATTGGAATATGTTTTGTAAGTTAAATGGAAGTCGTTTATATTGTAAGAAATTAGTTTCTTTAAATCCAGAAATAGTTATACAAGAAATTGAAAAACTATTAAAAGGAGGGTCAAATTAGAGTATTAGTTGGATCTCCCGGTGGAAAATATAAAATTGCTAAAAAGATTATTAAATACTTTCCAGACCATAAGGTATATTGTGAATTATTTGGAGGATCTGGGGCAGTTTTGTTTCAAAAGAAACCATCAGAAGTAGAGGTTTACAATGACTTTGGTGAATATGGATTTGCCTATAAGTTTTTAAAGGAAGCATCAGAAGATACTTTAAAGAGATTAGAGAAATTAAATTGGCATCCAAGTGAAACACTATGGAATAGATTAAAAGCATCACAACCTAAAGATGATTTTGAAAGATTCAGAAAGTTTGTTTATGTAACATATTATAGTTATGGTAAAAAACAAGACAGTTCATTTGATCAAGCAAATATCCATAATTTTGATTATACAAAATTCAGAAGATTGAAGGAAAGATTGAAAAACGTAATAATATATAAACAGGATTATAAAAATATATTAAAAAAGTATGATAGCAAGGACACATTATTTTATTTTGATCCACCATACCACAATAATTGGAAAAAAGATTTTGGTTTGAATAAATTTGATTTAAATGAATTTAGAAGAATTCTTGATACAATAAAAGGAAAGTTTATTGTTTCTTATTCTAATACACCTAAAAGTCATAAGTTGTTTGAACCTTATAATATTAAACTAATTTACGTTGATAGACAGTTGCAATCACCAGAAAAATATAAAGATACTGAACTTCTTATTTTTAATTTTGTTCCAAAAGAAACCAAAACTTGGATAGCATATGAGGAAGAATTGGATGATTTTGAAATTGAATATCTTGATGAAGATGTGAATAAAGATTATAATCAATACAGAAGTGTTCCTAATGTAGTTTTAGATGAGTTTGTGTTAATACCAGATTTTATTTCATTAACTGGTTCTACCGTGTATGGAAAGCACATTCCTAATGATGTTGATATAGTAATTCGCATACCACAGGGAGTATTTGATGAGATATTCAATCATAACAGAGATATTATAGATGGACTTATACTCAAACTTGAAAGGATATTTAATAAAAAAATACATTTAGTTCCGTCATCAATTGGAGCAAATTGGTCAAATGTATCTTTATATGATTTGGTTCTAAAACCAAAAAATAAACTCCAAATAAATGAAATAAATGAAAAGGATTTTCAATCACACCATTATTTTCAAGAATTGAGGGCTACCTCGCCAGAAATACAGAAACAAGCAGAGGAAAGCAAAAAAGAAGATAAAATAAAGATGTTCAGGTTTTTCTTTCCTGAAAAAGTTTCTCTACAAGCAATAGAAGCATATAGAGTTGGCGAATTATATAATGTTGATCAAGTTATAGATTATTATACTAAACTTGGGTGGAAAAATAAACTTGATTTTCAGCCATTTGTTGCACAAAAGAAATACGATGGCAACAGAGCAGTCATTTTTAAGGATAAAGACAAGGTAAAGATATTTTCAGATGACGGGAAAGAAGTCAATTATGATAGATTACAGGGTTTAATAAATGAAATTAAAAGTATCAAACAGCCAAGTAATTTTGTATTAGATTGTGAAATTGAATTGTGGAAAAATGGAAGACATCAAAACAGAGAAGATACCACTGGGTTTTTACATAGCAAAGGTGAAGCAAAAGATGATGGTATAATAGCAAACTGTTTTGATTGTTTATATATAAATGATAATGATATACACAAAGAAGACATAACACAAAGAATCGCTGAACTCAAAAAAATTCCATTTCCTCAATCAACAATAGATATTCCAAATACTAAATTTCATTTGAATTTATCTCCAAGTTTTTTTGTGTCAAAACCAGAAGAGGTTTCACCAGTTTTGAATAAACTTGCCAATTCGCCTGCGAGTGAAGGAGCAATGTTAAAGGTAAATGGATATTCTCTTAATGGATATACTACAAATATGATTAAATATAAGAAATATGCTGAATTACATACTATTGTGTTAGATAGAAACACAACAAAGGTTCCTACGATTTATAATTATGAAATTGGATTAAGGTTTGATAGTGATGACAATATAAATCCAGCACATATACAAAAATTAGGCGATAATGAATATCTACACATTGGAAGGACATATAATACAAATGTTAAATGTGAGCCGGGAGATGTAATAACTGTTAGATTTCATACATTAAACTTGGAACAAACAAAAAATGGGAACTCATTACACATATATGAACCTATATTTTACGAGAAACATCCAGAGGCAATCGATCCTGATAGTTTTAAAACAGCAATTCAAATAGGGGAAAATTCAGGACTATTGGTTAAAAAGGAAAAGTTTATTGAGAATTTGGAAACATATGACCCTAAAAATATAAAAGATGATAGAGTTTTAATTGATGATTTTCGTTTATTGCTTGCGTTTTATTCATCTGGAAAGACAAAGTATAATCAGGATTTAATTAAAAGTAAATTCAAAGAGGTTTTAACTGAACTGTTAAAGCGTGGTAAGTTTGTATTCAGACCAGATTTATACAAGGATAAAGCAAAAGAATTATTCTATGATACACTTAAAGAAATTGTGAAGGGTGGTGTCTATTTAACCAATCCTTTTGCAAAAGAAGTGATAGATGGAAAGAAAACATTGATAGTTAAAGCCAGACCTTTTGAAAATATGCTTGATAAACCTTTATATTTGTGTGATAATAAATATGTGTATGGGGTTATAAAACTAAAATGAAAAAAATTGAGAATATATCTTTTTGTATAAGGTCAACTGGTGAACGAGAACAATATCTAAAACGAGCCATATGTTCGGTTCATTTACAAGAAATAGATGTGCCATATGAGGTTTTGGTTTGTGGGTGGACAGAATTAGACCAAGAAAAGTTTAAGTTTAGATTAATAGAGGATAAAGAAGATGCGTTAAATTCACGACTTGGTAAAATGTTAGATAAATTAGCAGAAAACGCCAAATCTGAATTGCTTGTGTTTATAGATGATGATACTGAATTATTACATTACTGGTGGCATAATGTTAAGAAACTTGATTTAGACCTATTTGATTTAACCTGTTTTAGAATGTATCAATTAGAAAAAGAACGACTTGAATTATACAGATGGTATGATTGGGCAGATGTAGTTCCGGGTAGAAGTGTTATAAAATCTTGGGATGAACCTGCGAATAAACGGACTTATATTGGTGGAAGTTCATTGATAATCAAAAGAGATGTTGTATTGAAGGTAAAATACGGTGACCTTGAAAGAGGCGAGGATAGTATATTTTGTTTCAAGTGTTTTGAATTAGGTTATAGAATAAGAACATTTCCTTTTATGAAATTCGCAACGGCTGTTCATTATTTAGCAGAGGAAGGCAGGCATAAATATGTCAAAGAATGATTTATTGTTGATTGTTTATAAATAAGGAGGATATAATGGAAGAAGAAAAAAAACAGGTTGAGTGGAATGAGGAAAATGAGACAAATGCTATTTTAGAAACATATGACGATGACCATTTTGAAAGAGAACATTGGCAAAAAGACAGAATGGAAAAAATTATAAAATTTTGTTTAACTAATAAACCACCTTTTTCAAAATTAAATGATAAACCATTAGAAGTCCTTGATGTTGGCTCTGCTGATGGATATTTGGCTGATAAACTTATAAAAGTAGGATATAAGGTTATTCCACTCGATTTATCACCTACAAGAATAAGGAGAATGAAGGAAATTTATGGTATTGAAGGAGTGTTAGGAGATATCAGAGAGATTCCTTTTCCAGATAAGACATTTGATATCGTTATAGCAGCAGAGATTCTTGAACATCTGAATGAAATGTGGAAAGGAATGAAAGAGATTGAACGGGTTTCAAAAGATGATGGTTTAATTGTTATTTCAGTTCCAATTGGTGAGGAACACGACAGTTTTATTTTACATAAATGGGCAATAAGAAAAAATGATGTTGAATTTTTAGGTAAACCAGATATGGTTGTTTTCAGTTTGAAAAAGATAAATAGAACGGAGAACAATGGAAAATAAACTCGTATCAATCATTATTCCTACTTATCATAGGCAAGAACGATTAAAACTATGTCTAAAACGAATTCTTGATAACACTGAATATCAGCCGTATGAGGTAGTAATTGTGATAGATGAAGAAACATCAGATAAATATGAGTTTCTTGATTCTTTTTCATTTGTCAGATATTATTTTAATGGAAAAAATATGGGATTTGTATATTCTTGGCATCGTGGAGTAGAATTATCAAAAGGAGAATATTTGGTGCATCTAAACGATGATGTTGAAGTATGTCCACGATGGTTGCAGATAGGAATGTATGAGATGAATACAAAATTTCAAGGTAATGGTATGATAGGGTTTTATGATGGTTTTCAGGATTTTTATGGTGCAATATTTTTGATATACAAAGAACTTTATCTTAAAATTAAGCCAGAAGGATACAAACACTATGGAATAGATTTTGAGACAACAAAGAAAGCCAATGATTTAGGTAAGTATTATAAATCTAAACTTGCTATGACATTACATTACCATCCGGGAATATTTCCTTTTATTCAAAAGGATGAAACATATCAATTGGAATCAAGATATATTAGTCAAGACAATGAGTTATTAATTGAGAGGTTAAATGAAAAAAATTGACCTAAAACAGTTTAATGCATTACGAAACAAACATTTAATTGATGATAAGACAAGAGTTAAGTTATGGGGAAGCAAAAGAAATGAGTTTTACGCATATATACCAGAGGTTTTAGTAAAGTTTGACCATCCAAAGGAATTAAAGTTCAAACAGGGGTTCCAATCCTTTATAAACACAGTTCAATTTGTTGAAACAGACCCATTTATGCAAGTCCCACCTGAAAATAAACAGTATCATTATGTTATCCAAGAGCATTTTAGAGGAAAGACTGTCCATTTAGATTTGAGATTAGAAAGAGAAAATGATTTAGTTGGGTGGACACTTCTTGTAGAATTGCCTGATACAATTAAAGAACCTATAACCACGATTGAACAAGCAAAACAATGGAATGAGAAAAATCTCACAAAGATAGATTGGGAAACTGGTGAAATAAGAAAACGGAAAATAAAAGGTGGAATTATACGCAAGGCAGATATTAGAGCAGTGAAAAAAGCAGCAGAACCTTTAATTTGGTTGAATGATGAGAGTTTAAATAGATTAAACCTGTTTGATTTGATAAATAATGATGACATAGAGTATTTTATTGAAGGAATAGCACCAATAGGAACACCCGGAAGCACTGCTAATTATCCTGGTATATTTTTAATAGTTGATAAAGGAATTGTTGAATATGGAGCGCAATTGCCGTATTTCCACGAGTATTTTTTATCAAAAGGAAAACTAAAAGAAGGAAGGCATTGTTTTAGGGCAATCCAGAAAGATGAAGAAGAGAGTTTTAAGGAAATTATCCTTCCTGAAGGAGTAAAAGAAGAAACAATTGTTGAACCGCTATATTGGGTATTTATGCAGCCTGATGACCAAAGACCTTATGTATTAAGTCAGCGTGCGAAAGAGAAAGATTACCTTCCACCTATTGGATATTCTGCATTACCAAGTAAATATAGGGTCAATGTGCCTAAAAATTTAAGATACTGGTTAGAAAAAGACCGTAAAAAAGCATTGCAAATGAGAAATAAACTTATTGAATATGAGGAATTAAATGTTGAAGTAGAAAAAGGTTCAGAAACAGGAAATTATAAACTGTTTAGGATTTGGTGGAAACGAGAGACAAAAGATGGTAGACCAGTTATTGTTATTCGCTGGGGAGCGTCATCTGAATACTACATTTTTAAGTTAGATAATATGATATTTGAGTGTGAATACAATCCTCTTGAAAATCCAACGACTGCAATCCAAAAACATTATAAAATAAATTTGGATAAACTGAAACAAGGGAAACTTCAACCGGGTGAATATCTTAATCCTACTAAAAATACTATTGCCAATGTTGAATTAGTTAAACAAGGTTCAGCAAAAATATACGATAGCAAACAAGATTTTATAAAGTTTGAAATAGATGGAAAACTTTATACAGGAAAGAGAGAAGATGCTAAAACGAATATATGGCTAATTGAAGCAAGCCAATTTCCAGATGTAATGAAGAAAGGAGAAAATAATGAGTAGAAGATTAAATAAATTTCAAAAAGAAATACTGATTTCTGAATTTAAGAAAAAATATAGGCGGTCGTGGAATGAATTTGATGATATAAGTTTGTATGAGGTTTTGAATCCGTATGATGTAATTCCTGAAAAAGAGGTTATTCATAATAGGCATAGAATTGAAAACGGATTTAGATTAAGCAAAATGGGTGAAGATGGTTATCTTGGTGATATTTAGAAAAATCCACTTGACAATTTTACCAGAGTTAATTTAATCTGTTTCCAAAGTTAAATAGGAGGAAATATGAGCACCTTATTAGAGAAATTCAGAAATGTAGATGATTTTGATGAAGGATTGAATTTGGTGAGTGAGTTTGACAAAGGAATTGAGCGGTTTGGTGATTTTGAAAGTTATTTGATTAAACTTTCAGAAATGGAAAATGAATCAGAACTGCAAAATGCATTGCAGGATTTGACAAATTTCGCTGAAAAATATGGGTATCCTTATGGTTATAGTGGAATAAATGTTGTTGATGAACTGAAACTTATATTAGCAAAAAATGATATCAAAGATATTAAAGAAGGATTACAAAGTTTGGTAGATAAACTCGCTAAAAACAAATATGGATATCCTTCTACAAAATACGGATATCCTGCTGTTAAGAAATCAACAGAAACAATTAATTTATTTGACCAAGAGATTTGTGCAACTGGTGATTTTGGGAATAATATCAAGATAACAGATAGCACTTTACAGACAATTGCTAAAAACTATGAGAAACTAAAAGATAAGATTAAACCTCCTTTAACTGTTGACCATATAGAAAGTGGTCCAGCGCTTGGCTGGGTTGAGAATGTAAGATATGCAGAAGGCAAGTTGTTTGGTGATATCAAAGATGTTCCGAAGCAGGTTGCTGATATGATACGAGTTGGAGCATATAGAAGATATTCCCCAGAACTATATGCGGGAGGTAATATACCCGGTATCCAAGAAAATGTTGAATTCCCAGTGCTGAAAGCGGTTAGTTTGTTAGGCGCTGGAATTCCACGAATGAAGAGTTTGGAAGACGCAAAAGTTCTTTATAATTCAGAAAAGAATGTAGATTACATTTTATTTTCTGAACAAGACAAATTTTCTGATAATCAGTTAGGAGGAGATATGAAAGAAAAGATAGAAGGCATTGAAAAAGAAGTAGAATTGATTAAGCAGGAAAATATAAATCTGAAAGTGAATAAGTTTATGGAGGAGCATTCAGAACAGATTATTCCTGCAATTGCTCCATTAGTTAAATCGCTATTGGTAGAAACTTTCAGTGAGGATAAGGTTATTAAATTTTCCGAAGATGGAAAGGATAAAGAATTGGGTATTGGTGAAGCCGTGATGGAGTTGATTAATAAACTCCCAAAATATGTTGAGTTTTCAGAGAAAGGTAAGAATAATCCTGAACTTGATACTGCCGAAGCAGAAAGAAAACTCGTATTGCAGTTCGCAGAAGAGCATAAAGTAAGCAAAGAAGTAGCATATGAAACATTAAAGCAAGAAGGTAAAATAAGATAAATTTTTCAATAAGGAGGAAGCAATGGCTGAAATAGAAGGCATTTTGACAGGGCAAGTAATAAGCAAGATAAATGGAACTTCAAGTGATGCAACCCCAAATAGGGTTGTTAAACTGAATAGTCCTGATTCAAAGCAGTTTATTTTACCAGCATTAGAAGGCGATGTTGTATTGGGTGTTTTACTTCCTGATTATAGGTATGAAAATGGTGTGACTCCTGTTGGTAAATCAGGAAATATACAAATTAGTGGTGTTGTAGACATTGATTGTGATGGTGGAGTTGCTGCTAATGATTTTGTAATTGCTACTACCAGTGGAAAAGTTAAGAGTATAGGTAGCATAGAAACATTATCTCCAACTCCTGCAACTGGTTTTATTGTAGGAATTGCTGTTGAGAATGGTGTTGATGGTGGAAAGGTTGCAGTTCTTTTGAACAAACAAATAGTATCACTTTCATAAAGGGAGGAAAATATGGCTGGATATATAAATGAGAAAATCTTGACAGATTTTGTAATTGATTATATGCCAAGAGATGAGGTATTTATTGCTGATGAAATTTTAACAAAGGTTCCTGTGAATGAAGTTTCAGGGAAATATATACAGTTCTTGAAAAGAGAAATAAAACTTTCAAATGATATTGTAGGATATCGTTCAAGTTCGCCTGAACTTCAAACAAAGAGAATTCCAATCAAAGGTGCTTATACAACAGAGAAACACGCCCATAAGGATTTTATCACAGAGGAAGATGCAAAGGCGTATTTTGACTATATGGATTTAGTGAAAGAAACATCTTTTGAACTCAAAACCCAGTTGATTAGGAATAAGGAGAAAAGAGTTTCTGATTTAGTGATTTCTACATCAAATTATACATCTTCTATATCTCCAAAATGGGATGATACAAGTCCCAAGATTATGAGTGATATCCAATCAGGTATTACGCAGTTTACAGAAAACTGTGGTATATCACCTAATACATTGATTATACCTCGTCAGGTATGGGATGTAATGAAATTTGATGAGGAAGTCTTGAAGTTCTGGGTTAGATTAACTGGACTTCAATCAAAAACAGAGTTCAGTTTAACTGGTCTTTTGAACCTTGCATTTGACACTATTACTAAAATTCTTATACCTAATGCAAAATATGACAAGGAACCAAAAGGCAAAACAGAGTCATTAGAGTATATTTGGGGTGATAATGTAGCACTATTATATACTGTTCCAAAAGGAACAAAGAAAACCTTTACTTGGGCATCAAGGTTTGTAAAACAGGAAATACAGGCAACTGTGTATCCTAACTATGACCCAGATGTAAAAGGTGATTGGGTAAAGGTAAGTTGTGAAGAGGATATAAAAGAAGTTTGTTCAAATGCTATTTATCTACTTAAAGGAGTATTGAAATAATAACAAATGTATTATATTACGATAAGTGGTGTTTTAGAACAGTTTCCTGATATCAATGGAAAACTGGAAAAAGGAACAATCTCAATCAAGATGATTGAAGAGTGGATATTACAGGCAGAAGGATTGATTAATGGTTATATAGGTAAAAGATATGAATTGCCATTTGAAACACCACCAGATTTTGTTGTTTCATTAGCATACAAGGCATTTGAATTCTTTTATCTTGATGCCACGCACATTCCTTCTGTCACGGGACAAGAGCCCGGATTTGAGAGCCCAAAATGGAGACGATTGTTAGATTTACTTGAAATGATAAGAGATGGTAATTTGCTTTTATATGATAAAGACAAAAAAGCAATACCACCTTCGCAAGAGAAACTTGCTTCTATCATTTCTAATAAAGAGAATGAAAACCAGATTTTTAATATGAAAGATTTTTGGGATCAAGAAGTTAGCGAGTCATACGATAAGGAACCATAAGTGGCAAAGAATTTGTTTTCAATTTCAATTTCTGGGAATAGTGGATATGGCAGGTTTGCTCAATCAATGCTTGAAGCCAAAACTGTGGCTTTATTTGAAAAATGGCAGAAAAAAAGCATTGGATTTGAAGTTTCAAGAGATGTAGCAGAAGGAATGATGCCTATCTTAAAAATGGTAGAATTCACAAAATCTGTTTCATCAAAAGAATTTCAAAATGCAGCAAAAGCCAAATTTGAAGAGAGATTGGAAATTGCACAACGCAATAAATTCAATACTCGTGGATATCGAAAATGGGCTCCACTGAAACCATCTACTAAAAGATGGAGAAACTATATAAGCCAAAAGGAAGGTTTTGAAAGTTATGGATTGTTCGCACTGTGGGGCTATCCACCTTTGACTTTTTCTGGTGCATTAAGAACTGCTGTATCAAAAGGATTGATGATAACAAAATTCAATTTCTTCTCTGAAACAGATTATAGAAAAGGTTATTTGAAACTTTCTAATCTGAATATAGGTGCTAAATGGGAAGAGCCAAGAATTGAAACAAGACAGCGATATTTTCATATGACTGCTAATTCTATTCAAACTTTCAGAGATTTAATAGAGAGACATCGTAGAACTGGAAGATATGCTTTTTTAACTCCTACTCTTGATGTAATGAAAGGTGATACTGTTGATTTTACTCAAAGTTTAACAAGAGGCGAGTTTTTCAGGTATGTTTGGTCGCCTTTTGTAAGAAAGGACTTTGAGGAACTCTTTAAGAAAAAGAGATTCAAAGCAGGGTCGCCAGAGAAAATAGTTTCTGAAACATTAAATATCGGTAGTGATATAGTTAATAATCTTGACAAAGAAGGAACAGTTTCAGCCGATATGATACAAAAAAGAGTTCAGGAACTTATGAAAAAGAGGGAAAAAATGGAATTAACAAAAGAAGAGTGGGATTTTCTTGTGGATAATTTGGAGGAGGAAGAATAAATTGAGCAATAAAACGTGGTCTTGTATTGTAAATGATATCAGAGATGCTCTTTATAATACCTTGAAAAATGCCAAGATAAAGAACAATAAAGGCATAATTGCAACAGTGTATAAACGAAATCTTCCTATTGAACCTTCAAAAGATGATTGTCCAATTATTTCTATTTTTAAGAAAAACTCTACTGGGGAAGAGTTAATAAAAGACCAGCCTAGTTTAGAATTGCCAAGAATAGTTTATCTTGTTATAGGAATATGTGATTATTCGGCTGATGATTTAGATGAAGCAGAGGTTAAAACAGATGGTATCATAGACAAGATTTTTGTTGAATTAAATGCAAATCCATCTCTCAATAATTTAGTAAGAGGAATTCGTGTTAAAAATGTTGTATGGGATGAAGCCAATGTAAAGAATATGTGGTTTTCACTTCCAACAATTGAATTATCAGTTCAAAGTATTTTTTTATAATAAACAAGGAGGTTTGAAATGCCGTCTGAATTTGATGCGGGAAAAATAATTTCAGGAGGAGCAACTGTATTTATTAAGGACAAAGGTGATAGTGTTTATACTAATGTAGGGTTCACGAGAGATGGTGTTACAATAAGAAAATCAAGAGATTCAAGGGATTTGCTGGCCGATCAATCTTTTTATCCAATTGATGTTTCTATAACATCAGAAGGGTTTGAGGTTGCATTTAAGGTATATCAGAGCACATATGCAAACTTTAAATCAATATGGGGAGAGCCCGGAAGAACAAAAGTAGTTGATGGAAAGGTTAAAGGTGTTTTTGGTATTTCTTCTGCCAGTGAAGTTAAGTATAAATCTCTGAAAATATGTGGATTAAGAAAAGATGGTAAGGCAGTTGAGTATGAATTCCTAAAATGTGTTCAGGTTAGTTTTGGTGAGCATACACTTGTTAGAGATGGTGATGCTATGATTGAAGCCACATTTAGAGTAATCTGGGATACAGATGCGGAGGCAATGGGATATTTCACGCCCGGTGTAGAAACATAATTTTTGTAGTTTAACAAGGAGGGATTGATGATTGGAAATAAGGATAAAATTCCTTTAAAAGAAAGAAAGATGGTTGTAAAGTATGTTGAAGATGGGATTTTGATTTCTGATTTAACTCTGGCTTCTGTATTATTAACATTGCTCAAAGACGGGACTGCCTGTTATCAAGCCATATTAGATGACAGTGACAAGTCCCGTTTTTTATTTTATATCAAGGGTGATCCAGAGGTTTTAAAAAAGACGATCCACGAGTTTTATAGCATAGGTGTGCAAAATCCTATGGAACAATTGAAAGAATTCGTGGCAAAACAGGTTTATCTTAAAACACTTATAGACAAAGCCAGAGAAGGAGGTCATAATGGATGAGATTGATGAAAAAGTATTGAAGGATTATGTTGAAGCAGAATTCAAAGGTCAAAAATTTAGGTTTTATCCAATACCAGTTGGCGATGTATTGGAGTTTTCAGAACTATTAGCCAACCAACCTATGGAAATACTGAAAGAGGAGGATAAACTCCTGAATTTTATTTCTAAATCTTTAAGAACAGATAAAAAGAATATAAGAAGGACAGTTGGGTTTTATATGTTTGCTCTTGGAAACATTTTGGAGGCAATAGATTTCAGTTTTTTTATAAAATATTCAGGGAGTTTAGTAAAAAAACTGGAGGAGGTAAGAAAAGAGATAGAGGAATTTTCACCTTCATCATCTCAAAACTTGCAGGACAATTCGGATGGACTCCAGAATACATCAAAGAAAACCTCTCCCTGAATCAATTTATTCTATTTTATAAAGAAGCATTAGAAATAGAGAAAGAAGAAATGAAAAACTTGGCATTCTCAATAGCATTAGGAACTGGTGCTGTTTTGTCAAAAGAAGGCAGCCAGAGTTTAAACAAGTTTCTCAATGATATAGAAGATTCTGATTATGAATTAAGTCCAGAGGAATTAAACATATTTCTTGGTGGACTATAAGGATAAATTATGGCGCAAAATGAGATAAAGATAAAATTAAATGCTGATACTGCTGATGTAGTCGCTAAATTTTCTCAATTAAGCAAGATTATATCTGATTTAACCAAGCAATTACAGAATTTAACTCAAACAGCGGGTATTTCTACAAAAGAAATAACAGTCATACCACAAAAGGTTAGTTTAACTCCTAAAAAAGAAACCTACCAAGCAGCTGGAAGAGTAGAATATACATCTGTATCTCCATCAGGAGAGATTTCAAGAGAAGTTCTTCCAGTAGGTCTAAAAGCAACTGTTCCAACTGCAAAAGCAGAAGCAGAACAAGAATTGCAGAGGAAAGAAAAGATTTACGAGGTTGAAAAGCGGCTTTACCAAGCAGGATATCAAAACTCTACTATTCAATCAAAGATAAAAGAATTAACAAAAGCACAGGGAACAGATTTTGATGTTTTATTAAGTAAAACAAAATCTCTTGCATCTGAATTTGAGAAAAATAAACGACTTAATCAAGAATTATCAATATTACAAGCAAGATACCCTCAAATATTTGAAGCACAAAAAAATAGCAAAAAAGAAATAAATAATTTAACACTTCGTGAAAAACAGCAATTAATTGAAAATGTAAGAGTAGAGATTGCACATAATAGAGAGATAGAAAAAAGAGCAGAACAAGAATTGCGGAGGAAAGAAAAGATTTACGAGGTTGAAAAGCGGCTTCACCAAGCAGGATATCAAAATTCAACTATTCAATCTAAAATAAGAGAATTAACAAAAGCACAAGGCGTCGAATTTGATGTTTTATTAAATAAGACAAAATCACTTGCCTCTGAATTTGAAAAAAACAAAAGATTGAATCAGAATTTAGCAGTGATTCAATCACAATTTCCTCAAATATATGACAAATTAACAAAGGGTAAAAAGGATATAAATGGTTTAACAATCCAAGAAAAACAAAATTTATTAAACAATCTTAAAGTAGAGATTACACATAATAGAGAGATAGAAAAAAGAGCAGAACAAGAATTGCAGAGGAAAGAAAAGATTTACGAGGTTGAAAAGCGGCTTTACCAAGCAGGATATCAAAATTCAACTATTCAATCTAAAATAAGAGAATTAACAAAAGCACAAGGCGTCGAATTTGATGTTTTATTAAGTAAAACAAAATCTCTTG